CTTACTACGACGTAGCTAAGTACAACATTAACGAGTACGGCGCTCGTAGTATTATTATTGAACAAGACGACACAACATTGCACTTGGTGTACATCCAAGAATTTAAAGAGTGGTTGGCAATCTAATGAGTTACATACCACAATCAAGAGCAGACTTAGGTATAGCGCAGGCGTATGAGGTTTCAGGTAGTCATACTACTTCTGGGACTGAGATACTACGGTGCAGTGCTGACGTAGACATCGTGTTAAACCCAACGCCTAAAGATCGTGAAACGGTAATGGTAAAGCTGACTACAGCCAACACCGTAAAGATCATAGGTGACATTAACATCACGTCTTCTTCTTCCTTCTTTAACGTCGCCCAGTACAACATAGACGAGTACGGCGAAACAACGGTAACAATCAACACACCAGACACTACGGTTATACTGATATATGTCCGTAAGTTTGGAGAATGGTTCCCTTATAACTAAGGACAAAACATGTTAACAAACACTGAGTTTCAAATGTTTCTAGATAGGATGCAACAAATGGTAAGTCCTTTGGAAGCGCAAGTACAAGAGCTAACAAAGCAAGTAGAGGAATTACAAAATGCCAGCAAAGAAAGACCCAAGACTAGCACGGGCGGGCGTAAGCGGGTTCAACAAACCAAAGAGGACTCCTAGCCATCCTAAGAAATCTCATGTAGTTGTTGCTAAAGAAGGCGACAAAGTTAAAACTATTCGTTTTGGTGAGCAAGGTGCCAAGACAGCAGGTAAACCTAAATCAGGTGAGTCTGATCGCATGAAGAAGAAACGAGCATCGTTCAAGGCACGACACGCTAAGAACATTTCTAAAGGTAAAATGTCAGCTGCTTATTGGGCTGATAAGGTTAAATGGTAATGGCTAAAGGCGTAAAACATTATAAGCGTGACGGTACTGAATATACAGGCGGTACGCACAAGATGCCTGATGGCGAATTACATTCAGGTAAAACTCACGGAAAAACATCTGTAAAACTTTTCCATTTTGAAGATCTGTCTAAAGCAGCAAAGGAGAAAGCCATGCCCGGTTATGGAATGAAAGCAACTAAGCCAAAGAAGAAGCCTGCTATGCCTAAGCGCAACGGGCGTATGCTTACTAACAAGAAGAACAAAAAGAAGAAGTAGTCATGGCTAAAACAAAAAGTAGTCCTAAGCCTAAAAACAAAGCACTGTATGCTCGTGTTAAAGCAGAAGCTAAACGTAAGTATAAAGTTTGGCCCAGTGCTTATGCTTCAGGTTGGTTGACTAAAGAGTATAAAAAACGTGGTGGCACTTATGAGTAAACCTAAAGGTGGGCTTACTAAGTGGTTTAAGGAGGAGTGGGTAGACGTTAAGACAGGTAAACCCTGTGGGCGTAAGTCTGCTACCAAAAGTAAACGTCCTTACCCTTCTTGTAGACCTAAAGCAGTCGCAGCTAAGATGACAGCAGCAGAAAAGAAATCGTCAGCTAAACACAAAACAGGGCCTGCTAAAATCAAACACGCAGTGACAGCTTCAGGCAAACGTAGGAAATCTACAAGAAAAGCTTGACATCTGTATAAAAGTGTGCTATAATAAAACTATAGTTAAACAACTTTAGAGAAACTTATGACACCTGAGCTTGAAACCTACTTCGACAACTACAACGAACTCTTCAATCACGAAGGTTTCAAACAACTCCTACAAGAGTTATCTAACAATGCACAACAGCTAGCAGACATACAGACTGTAAAAGACGTAGAAGAACTCTTCTATCGTAAAGGTCAAGTTGCTGCTCTAGCCACTGTAATTAATCTTCAGGGTACTATAGAAGCTGCCAGAGAGCAAGCTGAAGTAGAAGAAGAAGGCCCTGTAGATGTATAAAATTTATGACTTCCGTTGTACTAACGGACATGTCTTTGAAGCATTTGTAAAGGACGGTACTACAACCAGTAGGTGCGGTTGTGGTGCTAACGCTACAAAAATGGTATCTGCCCCGTCTTTCCACCTTAATGGTTCCGATGGTTCATTCCCCGGAGCGCACATGAAATGGGTTAGGGAACACGAAAAAGCAGGTAGAAAATAAACATCTCCACAATGATTATAATCACGGAGTTTAATAATGTCAAGAGCAATGATTGTAGATCCACAACCTGAAGAGGAAAATGTGGACGAGATCGAAACCAACGAAGTTAACGAGATTCAACAAGAAGCGGAAGTGGAAGTTGAGCAACCTCAAGAAGAAACAAGCTTACCTAATAAGTACCAAGGTAAGTCTTTAGAAGATGTAGTTAAGATGCACCAAGAAGCTGAAAAGCTACTAGGTCGTCAGTCTTCTGAAGTAGGTGAACTTCGTAAAGTCGTGGATGATTACATTAGTAGTCAAACACAATCAGCACCTCAACCACAACATGTTGAGCCTGAAGACGATATAGACTATTTTACAGATCCTCAAGCGGCTGTCAACCGTGCAATTGAGAATCATCCTAAGATACGTGAAGCTGAAGAATACAGTTCAAACTATAAGAAGCAGTCTGCTCTTGCGGAGCTTAATAATAAGCATCCAGACATGCAAGACATTCTAGGCGATCCTAAGTTTGCTGATTGGATTAAAGCTTCCAAGATTAGGACTCAATTGTTTGTAGCAGCTGACCAAGAGTATGATGCTGACTCTGCTGATGAACTCTTCTCACTCTGGAAAGAACGGAAGCAAGTTGTACAGCAAACTGCTAATGTTGAAAAACAAGAGCGTAAGCAACAACTCAAGGCAGCTAATACAGGTAATGCACGAGGCAGTGCTGAAGGGACACGTAAGAAAGTATATCGCAGGGCCGACATTATTAAACTAATGAGAACTGACCCCGAGCGTTACCAATCCTTGTCAGAAGAGATACTGACAGCATACGCAGAGGGTCGTGTAAAATAATCTAGGAGATTATCATGGCTACTGTACCATATCCCGGCGCCACCGGAATTACCGGCAAAACTGAAGCAGGAACTTTCATCCCAGAAATCTGGAGCGATGAGATCATTGCTGCTTACCAGAAGAACCTCAAGATGGTTCCTCTTGTAAAGAAGCTTGGCATGACAGGCAAGAAGGGCGACAAGCTCCACATCCCTAAGCCTACTCGTGCAGACGCAAGCGTCAAGGCTGAGAACGCTGCTGTTAACATCATTGCTAACACAGAGAGCGAAATCCAAGTAGACGTTAACCGTCACTTTGAATACTCACGTCTCATCGAAGACATCGTAGAAGTACAAGCACTTAACAGCCTCCGTCAGTTCTACACTGAAGATGCTGGTTACGCTCTTGCTACTAAGATCGACACTGACCTTCACGCTGTTGCTACTGGCTTCGGTGACGGAACAATGACTCTGTCTCCAACAGCTACTAGCTACCAGACCAGTGCTGCTTTCTTTAACAACAACGGCACTACTGCTGCGTTTACTGGACAATCGCTCCCAGCTAACACTGAGTTCAGCGACGGATTCTTCCGTGACATGATCCAGAAGCTTGATGACAACAACGTACCTATGGAAGATCGTTGCCTTGTTATTCCTCCTTCTGCTCGTAACTCAATCATGGGTATCGACCGTTACGTGTCTTCTGACTTCGTATCTGGTCAAGGCGTTCAGTCTGGCCTCATCGGTAACCTCTACGGTGTAGACGTATACGTGTCTAACAACTGTGCAACTATTGCTTCAGGCAAGCGTGCTGCTTTGTTGTTCCACCGTGACGCTGTAGTCCTTGCAGAGCAAATGTCTGTACGTTCACAGACTCAGTACAAGCAGGAGTACCTCTCAACTCTGTACACTGCTGACTGCCTCTACGGTGTCCAAGCATACCGTCCAGAAGCTGGTTTCATTCTGGCTGTCCCAGCCTAAGAAACTCTTGGGGGTCTTTATGGCCCCCTTCTTCTTTTTTGATTTAGCTAGGCAAGAGGAAACTTAGCCATGTCCAACTACACAAAGACCACTGACTTTGAAGCAAAGGATTCCTTGCCGTCTGGTGACTCAGGTAAGATCATCCGTGGCTCAGAGTTTGAAACAGAATTTGACAACATCGCAACAGCGATTGCCTCTAAGTCAGACGCAAACAACCCAACATTCACAGGCACCGTTACTATTGACGGGCTTACTGTCAACGGCAATACAGTTCTGGGCAACGCCGCTACAGACACTGTAACCGTTACGGCAGACATTGCATCTAACCTTCTCCCTTCTGCTGACGACACCTATAACTTAGGCGCAGTCGGCGCAGAGTGGAATGATCTGCACGTAGACGGTGTTGCTTACATTGACACCATTGCAGGTTTTGCGACAACTGAAAATATTACTTTTGGCGACAACGACAAAGCCATCTTCGGCGCTGGCTCTGACCTAGAGATTTATCATGATGGTTCTGACAGTTTTATTGTAGACCAAGGAACAGGAAATTTAGCTATTCGAGCCTCTTCTTCTCTGTACCTTCAAAGTGCGGCAGGGTCTACTTATTTCCAAGGTGTATCCGGCGGTGCTTCAACGCTGTACCACAGCGGCTCCTCTAAACTAGCCACAACCTCCACAGGCATCGATGTCACAGGTGTTATCACTACAGACGGTATGACTACCTCTGCTGATATTAACTTTGGTGACAATGATAAAGCTGTGTTTGGTGCTGGCAATGACCTACAGATTTATCATGATGGGTCTGACAGTTTAATTAAAGATGTAGGTTCTGGTGATTTAAATATATCTGCTGGTAATGACTTACGCTTACAAGATTCATCTGGAAATAACTACTTCAAAGCAGGTGAAGGTGGTGCATCTAAAGTGTACTATGCAGGAGCAGAAAAACTAGCCACAACCTCCACAGGCATCGACGTAACTGGCACGGTTTCTTCTGGCGACATTACGATTACAGATACGTTTCCAGTTATGAGCCTTGTAGGTACGACAGGTGGGGCAACGTGGAACCAGCTTGTATTATCTGATGGAAGCTATCAAATTAGGTCTGGAACCCCTTCTCGTTTAAACATTTCTACGGGTGGAGACATCAGCTTCTACGAAGACACTGGCACGACTCCGAAGTTCTTCTGGGATGCTTCTGCGGAGCGGTTGGGTCTTGGTACTACTAGCCCGCAAAGACCCCTCCATCTAGATATTGGAACAGATAACACCGCCGCTAGATTTCAGTCTACAGATACTGAAGTTGCTTTAGAGTTTATAGACCCAGCAGGTACGGCTTACTTTAGAGCGTCTGGTGACTATATCAAAATGGGAGCAACCCAAAGCGACAGCTTGACTATACTAGATGGCGGCAACGTAGGTATCGGTACGGATTCTCCTGCTAGAACCTTAGATGTAGTGGGCGATGCCAGTATTAGTACGACAGGAAACAGTACAGGCTTACGTATCACAACTTCAACAACAGGCGAAGGTTATTTTATCTTTGGCGATACTGATGATGCCTCTATGGGTGGCATGTCATATAGCAATAACACAAACGCTTTAATGTTTGACGCTAATAATTTAGAACGCATGCGCATCGACTCCAGCGGAGCCTTGTTACTACATCCTAATAACGCAACTCGTGGTTTAAAAATCACAACTACGCAAACTACTGCTGTTGGCGACACCACCACGTATGACACTCTTGGCGCAGGACACGGAAGGCACGTCTTTAAAACTGACGGCACAGAAGCCATGCGCATAGATGCCAGCCAAAACGTGCTAATTGGCACTACTGATACAGCCCCCGGCGCAGGAGATACTAATACTGGTGTTAGCTTTAGGTCTGGAGGTGACGGGTTCTTTTCAAAAGCCTCAAGTTATGCCGCTCGTTTCAACAGAAATACAAATGACGGGGACGTAGTAACCTTCGCCAAAGACGGCTCCACAGTCGGTAGTATTGGTTCTAACAACGACGGCGGCTCTAAGTTATTTATTGGTAGCTCAGCCTCAGCTGTTAAGTTTAAAACGAATGCTATTGTTCCATGTACCGATACAGGCTCTAACAATAACAACGACATTAACTTAGGTGAAAACGGAACAGCCTTCAAAGACCTCTACCTGTCAGGCGGAGTATTCCTCGGCGGAGTGGCGTCACAGAACAAGCTGGATGACTATGAAGAGGGGACGTGGACTCCTACGCTCGTGGGTACAACTTCAGGATCAGCTACAGTTACAGTAACAGCCGCGACGTACACCAAAGTAGGTAACATGGTGAATGTTCGTGGTCATATTTCTGCCGATTTAAGCAGTCATAACATTGTCGGCGTGGTTGAGATAGGTGGCCTGCCTTTTACGTCTAGTTCTCAAGCTGGCGCTGGATCGACAGGATATAACTCACTTGTCGCCGGTGCTGTGCATTTAAGGTCTATTAGTAGCACACTAAGACTAGGTAAAGGAGACTCAAATAATTGGCTTCATACGGATCTGCTTACTGGATCTAACGCTTTAATGTTCTTTGAGGCTACATACGAAACAACATCATAACCCTATAGCCTCAGTGGACTCTGGGGCTGGACTAACAGGAGACAACAATGTCACTAACTAAAGAAGTAACAGCAGACAAAATCGAAGTAGTAGCTACAGAGGACGGCTCTGTCGTTCAAGTACGTACTGCTACTCGTATCGTTGAGGATGGCGCTGTCATTTCTCAGTCTTATCACCGTCACGTTATCAACTCTGGAGACGACTGGTCATCAGAGCCTTCTAACGTACAAGCTATCTGCAACGCAGTATTTGGAGCATAACAATGGCTACGTGGACAATCGCAACATTGGAAAGAGAATTATCAGACGGTGGCGTAGTAGTAGCACACTGGCGTGTATCTGAAGTAGACGGAGACTACTCTGCTTCTGCCTATGGCACCTGTGGCTTTACTTATGACCCTACAGACCCCTCATTTGTCTCCTACGACAGTTTAACTGAAGAGGTA